ACCTCCTCCGCCAACAACAAAAGCATCAATGAGTGTTGTTCCTGGTTGTGCTGTAACGTTTCCTGTAGAAGTTTTAGTTGTAACAGTACACTTACCAAAACTGGCTGAATTAACTTTACCTATGACTCCGCCGTTTCCTGAAGTAGACCTATTACTTGGCATCTGGATTTTCTCCTATGACCAGCTAGAGCCGTTCCAAGAATAAACTGTCGGTGTTTCCGCTGTGTCGTTTGATTTTGTTGCTTTCCAACCTGCAGTGTTATCTGCATTATAAGCATCTTCATCCCAATAAATTGAGTAAGACCAAACTGATGGATCTTCTCCATCATTTGTTACTGATGGGAATGTAACTGGTGCTTGCCAATCATCATTACTATCTAGTGACCAAGATGCGTAAGGTTGAGGTGAAATAAATTTATTTTTTGATTCATCAAATCTGTAACCGATTCCTGCGTATTGTTTTCTAAAATTGTTATTGTAAGATGTTTGCTTCCAAGTGCCACCTCCGAAAAAATTAACACACCATGTTTCACCATCAACGTGCATATCATTATCTCCAAGGGTTCCACCATTAGCAGCAATATCATTACCAACAACAACAACTCTATCTACAATTAAATGAGTGTCAGATGTAAAACCTGTTGGGTCTGTTTTTGATTTTAGTTCTGCAAAATGTGCCATGTTTTTTCCTCCTAATTATATATACATAGTTTTAAAATTAAAATCCAGTCCAATCTCCACTTTTAACTAAAGCGTATACTGTATTTATGTTCCAAACTCCAGGGGCTACATTTTTTGAAGACTCTGGTTCTTTAATAATAACTATACCTGAACCACCTGATCCAGAAACTCCTGCTCCTTGACCTGCTGGAGTAATACCTCTACCTCCACCACCGCCGCCAGTGTTAGCTGATCCAGAAGTAGATGAACAAGCTCCACCAGGTCCTCCACCATTTCCACCTCCACCTGCGCCTCCACTTCCTGTAGGACCAGATCCACCTAATACCATTGATCCACCTCCACCACCACCAGCATAGGTCACATCAGATCCAGTGATTGTGTTAGGAGCTCCTGCTCCTCCATTTCCACCGGAACCAGAGCCTGCTGGTGATCCTGAAGCAGTTGCTCCACCGCCACCTGCACCACTTGCATTAGGTCCAGGGTTTGTGCTCGTATTTCCTCCAGCATTACCTTGTGAAGGACTTACAGGAGGAGTATTGCCTGCTCCACCTGTTCCACCTCCAGCATCACTTCCACCAGCACCACCTCCTGATCCACCAGCAGTACCACCTTGGGCTTGACCACCTCCTGTTCCACCACCTGCAGATGTTATAGTTGAAAAAACTGAGTTGTTACCATTATTACCACCAGTTGGCGCTCCTGGTGTTCCAGCACCTCCTGCTCCAACCGTAATTGAATATTGAGTTCCGTTAGTAACTGGAACTGCTGAACCTCTTGTTGGACTTGGCGTAGTTGGTCCAGATGCTCTATAACCTCCAGCTCCACCGCCTCCCATACCTGCACCTGATGCACCACCAGCGACAACTACATAATCAACATCTGCAGTTGCTTGTGCTGTAAAAGTTCCTGAAGAAGTAAACGATGTTGTTTTTGCAGGGATAGTTACCGATGAAACGGTTTGAGTTGGTCCTATAATTCCGCCATTTGCCATAGCTACTTAGAACCTCCTTACGCGTCGTCTATCGATTCGTACGATATGATTAAGTCTAAATCAGAAGCAGCGCTTGCTCCACCTTTTAGAACATCACCTTCCATTAAATAAATTGGAGTATCTAGCACAACTAACGTTGCGTCAGCTGGAACCGATATTGTTTTAGCTAAGAAAAAAGTTCCAGAGGTATCAAAATCTGATATGCCATCTGGTGTAAAGTTTGCTTTTACAACTGATAAAGATAAATCAGCTGCGTTTGTGCCATCTACGTTTGCACAAGTAATTCTATTTACTTTTACGATTTTATCAGAAGCCACTGTTAATAAAGTTGTTGTTGTAGTCGCGGATAGATTATATCCAACCGACTCACCTTTAATACTTGTTACTGATACTATATTTGGGTTTGCCATAATTTACTCCTTTTAGCCGAAAACAATTGCCATTGCAATAGCTTTTCCTGTTGTAATTCCAGCGGTTGAGAAGCTTAGAGCTCCAGAACCATCCGTTGTTATTGCCTGACCACTCGTTCCATCAGCTGATGGTAGTGTAAAAGTCAAGTTAGAACTCACCGTTGTTGGTGCTTTTAAGGCCACATACTCACCACCACTTGCATCTTCAAATCTTACTTCATTTTGATTAACTAAATTAATTGTTGATAGGTTAGTTAAAACATCTTCAATATTTGGATTTGTTGAATCATCTGCTTTCGCAAAAAGAACTTTTGTGCCTTTGTCTGTTGTTGCAAATGTAACTGAAGAACCACTACCTGTTGCATATTTAAACTGAACTGTTTGAGCTCCAGAAGTAGAATTTTTTATAATATAAAAAGTTTGAACATCATTTGGAATAGTTACAATTTGACTTCCAGTGATTGAACCTGTGAGCTCGATCATTCTATGAGCAAGTGTTGCTCCAGTCGATCCATCAGAAACACTTAGCGCTGTGGTTTGAGCACCACCCGCTATTGACTGTTGAGTAAATCCTCCAAGGATTTGTTCAATAAGTTCTAAATTAGTATTTGTCTTTGTACCCCAAGTACCGGCATTCTCACCGGTTGCCTGTAATTCAACACCTAACGGTGTATATGTTGAAGCCATATTTTCTCCTTATGCCACGTCACTATAACTTGTATTTGATCCTGTTGCAACATTGGAATACGTATCATTCGACCCTGTTGAAACATTAGAGTAGCTAGAGTTTGATCCAGCTGCAACATCCGAATAAGTGTCATTCGAACCCGTTGAAATATTAGAATACGATGTATTTGAACCAGTGTCAATATTACCATATGCTTGAATACCTATAATTCCTAAAGTCGATGTAATCTGACTCGTTAAAAGACCTTGAGCTATATCATCTAGAGCGATCGAGCCTACTGCAGAGGTTGCCGCTATTCCTGTTAGAGGTTGACCTATTTCAGAAACAGTTGATCCTAAGCTAAAGGTTGCAGCAATTCCCGTAATTGGAATAAGTTCTGTGCTAGTGATTTCAACAGAGCCTATTGTTGTGCTTGCTTCTTCTCCTGTAATTGGAACACCAATTTCTAGTACTGGAGTTCCAAGTCCTGATGTTGCTGCTTGGCCTGTTATTGGAATAGCATTTTCTAAAGTAATAGATCCTAAACTTGTTGTTGCTGCTTGACCTGTAAGTTCAATTGTTGGGCTAATAGCTGTGACCACAGATCCGATTGCTGTTGTTGCCTCCTGGCCACTTACAAGTTCACTTGTTTGAAGTGTAATGCTACCTAAAGTAAATGCTGCTTGTAAACCAACTGCATTGATAACTTTATTATTAGAATCACCATAAGCAAGATCACCCCAACCTTCACGTCCCCAACCAACAAGAGTTCCTGCATAATCTAAAACAGGTGTAGCAAAGTCTGCTTGTTGTCCTGTTGGCACAACGACTTCTGTAAGAGCAACACTAAGATCATCAACCTCACCCACCATAAAGTCACCAGGACCATTCATGGTCAAGATGTAAGTCATTTCATGACTTAAAGAACCTACAGCTGTAGTTGCAGATTGACCTGATAAAGAATATGAAAATTCTAAAGTAGGACTACCTACAGAAACTGTTGAGCTCACTCCAGTTAAAGCAGCGATTGAAGTTAAATCTAAAACAGGAGTTCCAAGTGTAGTTGTTGCCTCTTCACCTGTTAATGAAACAATAGAAGTTAAATCAAATGTAACGCTACCAATACTTGTGTTAGCTTGTAAACCAGTTAAGGTTACAGTTTCATTTGCAAGATTTCCCCATTCACCATCGTTCCAAGCTTTTGCTCCATAACCAGTAGTAAGTAAATCACTCTCATCCCAGTAAGCTTGGCCCCAGGTAAATCGTCCCCATCCCGACATGGGCTATCCTCTATGCGATTCTAATGATCGCGTTAGATGCGTCTGCTGTTGGAAATTGAATTGTAAAAGTTCCGCTTGATACTGTTTTATCACCACCAAAAGCGATGACAGCAACAGCTTTGTTAGACTGTGAAGAATTATAAATTAATGCGCCGTTAGCTGTGAAAGATGCCGAAGTAAAACTCACGTCTGCAAAATCACAGAATGCAGTTGTTCCAGATGTTGTTGGTGTAACACTTGTTAAAGTTGCACCACCTGAGCTGTAAGCAGAACCCGATGTATTTGAAATTTCGTTTGAAGATGAAAAAGCAGTTGTCGCTGCACCTAAAGATGCATCACTTGTGTATAAAGCTATTTTAAAAGTATCTCCAGATGAAGCAGTAAAATTGTGTGTACCCACTAAAATTTCTTGCTTAAAACTTGTGCATATCGCCGATGTAATTGCCATAAAACTCCTAACTGTTTGGCTGTTTTGATTGTAAAGGAATTCGCATAGTTCCGTCCGTGTAATCGTCTCTTCTACGTCTTCCAATTTGCTCCACAGCAAACTTTTCTACCTCTTGTTTATACTTGTTTTCATACAATTGCAACATATCTTGTGGCCCTTTTAAAAAACCATAAGTCTCTGCTAAACAACAATATAAGAGCCCATTTGGGAAGTTTAAACTAATATAATTAGTAGTGTTGTCCGAAGCTAAAGTCGCTGGCATTTTATTATAATGCACTCTAAATGAATAAGTTGCATCTGGAACTGGAGCAAACATCATTCTTCCAGAATTAGTATCACCATCTCCAGTAGCACCACCAAACATAGCATAATATTTAGGTTTACCTCTTTTAGCAGACTCAGTAGACGGAACATACTCTTGTAAATAAGTAACGTCTTTTTTTTCTAAAAAAGTATTTGCACCTGTTGTAGCACTAGTAGAATCATAAACTTGAATGGCTCTAATAAATAAAGCTCCTCCAGGAGCGTTAATACTCTCTTGTCCAACCACTAAATTTCCTGTTTGTTGTTTTCGATCTGCATCAATCGGAACGTCTCTCATAATTCTATATTGTGCATTTAAAATTATGTTTTCTAATTGATCTGCTGTTAAAACATTTGAATCTACTTCAGTGTAGTTTCTAATTTGTGTTACTAATCCGCTATAACTTAATCCTGCCATTATGGTGTTAACGTAACGGGTCCTGCTGTCACCGTCATTCCGCCTCCTTTTTCAGTTACCGTAGGAGTTGATCCTAATGTAAATGTATAGTTATCTGTTCCTGTTACTGTTATACTAAATCCAGAAGAACTTTCAAACGCTGTAAAAGCTACTCCTCCAGGACTACCATCTACATTTCTAAAGACTACAGTATCAGATGATGATCTTCCGTGTGAGGGCTCTGTGACTGTAATCGTTGTTGATCCTGATGTGATATTAAAAGGATTACCTGGTAATAAATTTTGTGTTGCAGGTTCTGTTCGTGCAGGTCTTACAGTTCTTAAACCTTGTGGATCAGCCGTGTGTGATTTTGGTTCCAGTTGTGGATGTTTAGCTTCAAACTCCGACACATGCACAAAAGATCCATTCCATTCTCTAACCATTTCCTTGTATGGAAACTCTTGACCTGATCTGTCTGATATAAATTTTGCGTATTTTCCTGAAGCAGTATTAGACATTTGGATAATAAGTTTTAGGGGTTATAAATGAACTTGAAGAAGAACCATCTTCTTCTAAAGCACGTTGTAATTCATCTTCGTATAATAATTTTAATTCTTGAGTTCTTTGTGGAGCGTGCTTAATAGACAAATAATAAGCCAAACCAGAAGACATGCAAGGAACAAATCGGTAAGGCACATCAGTAGCGTTAGTATAATCACCCACATCTTGTATTCTTTTAACATAATAATAATTTATAAACTTACCTGCTTCACTAGTTCCAGGAGTTAAATATAGAGTTATGGTAACTTTATCAATAAACCTTTGAACAAAGTATTGAGTGGGTTGACCGGTATCCGTTTTATTCGATAAGGCTTGATAAGCTGATCTATTTATTTTTGTAAGCGGCGTGTCCACATTTGAAGAATTTCTAAAAGAAGCCTCTAAAACATCATCTACACCATAGACAGCGGTGGCATCAGACGTACCATCACCTGTGGATCTAAACATTGTGTAAACAGCTTGATTAGCAACTAACGTAATTGAATTATTTGCAACTTCCCAGTAGTGTAAACCACGGTTAGCCCACTCCTGAAATATAATGTTTAGAGATCGTCTGGCACTTTTTAACTGATAGCCAGATAATCCTGACATTCCAATTCTTTCGTAGCCTTCTTCTATAATCTCATCAATAGAAAAATTCTTATCAAATACATGTGTGCCAGAGGTAGTATTAGCCATTTAAACTCCTACTTATCAATCAATAAAGTAGCTGCATCTATATTTGTAATTGTAGAAACTTTCATTCCACCTGGGAATAAAATTCCATCTTCAGGAAAGTTTACTGAAAAAACATCTCCTGTAGGAACGTCAGCTTGAAACAAAGTTGTGCTATCTGTATTATCTTGAAGTATAATCGTTCCAGCACCTCCGCCGTCTGATGCTAAAATAATTCCTCTTAGTCTAGTTCTACCAGCAAATACTGCACCGGTTGCTGTAACTCTTACCGATTTTATATCGCCTTTATAGCTCATTTATAACTCCTTTTAATGGTGCTCCCGAAGGAGCACCCTAATTATTAACTATCTGCAAAAGGTGTTGCTTCAGTACCTGTACCGATCAACACAGCTTCTACTAAATAAACGTTATCTTCAAGTGCAGTAATTGTAATTGTGCTACCTTTGTCTCCACCTGTAGTTCCGCCATTCATGCTGATAACATCGTTTGATGCTGCTGGAGCAAATGAACTATTAGTTCCATCTGCTACGTTAACAACAGTTGCGTGACCGACAAATTTGTCAGTTCCATCAGTTTTGATATCGCAATCTGTACAATCTGTGCCTACAAAAAATTTGTAAACTGCACCTAATTGATTGTTTGCGTTAGGATCATCAGATCCAGCTGATCCGCCTTTGCTATCTGCTTTAATTGTTGGAAGTGTGATTGCACCATCTGCATCATTTACTTTAATCACTTTACCTGCGTGAGCAGCAAAAGTTAAAGTAGTTTCCGCTGTGATGTTTACAACCGCGTCAGGTCCTGCAGTAACGAATCCTCTTAAAGATTTTACTGGTCCTGAAAATGTAGTTTGTGCCATATTATTATCCTCCTAGTTTAATTAACAT